ATGTTGGTGACCAAATAATAGCAACTGCAGGCACTGGAACTTTGTTTGGAGGGACTCCAACTTCTGTTTTAATTGAAAAAATTAATAGCTCTACCTCAATAAATTATCTTGTTACTGGAGGAACCACTCCTACGGCTGGCACAGTAACAAACGCAAGAACAACTGTAGACTATACTACCGTTTGGGATGCAAGACTAACTGGACTAACATCAACTTCTGGATTACGTGTTGGAGACAAGATAAGTGCAACAGCAGGAACAGCAACTAAGGCAGTTCCAGTTAAGCTGTGGGGTGGAATTGGAAATATTGTCGTAGATGATGGAAACTTTGCTGGACAGTATAGGCTTACAGGTGAGGAAAATCCAACGGTATACGACTTAGCTATTGAATACGTTGACGTTAATGCAACAAGAAGAGATTTCTATTTATATATAAATCAACAGCTAGTAGGAAGAGTAACAGATGATGATCCGCTTCCAATAGTAAACTCATCAGTTGGTCTTTTTGTTCGTGGAAATGCAAGGGCCATGTTTGAAAATATTTATGCCCTTGGTAAAAACTATGCAACAAATACTGTGTTTGATACAAACGTTCCAATAGCAAAAGTTTTTGGGGACTCTGACAATCAGATTAATGCTATTGAGTCTCTTAGTAAATATGCCCTAAGCAGTATTGTACAGAATACATATCTAAGTGATATAAGTTCTACGTCTACCCCAGGATATGACCTATACTTTGAAGAATTTGGAACTATTATGCGTGAAGCTGCATACTTTAATATTAAATATGAACGTGCCTTCCCAGCACTATATGCTAAGATTGCCCCAACATTTAATAGACTGAAGGGGTATACTGTTTCTGGCTTTACCGCAGATTCTTATGGAGCAGAATTTTTAGTATTTAATAATACTGACTCAGCCCTATTGTTAGATTCTAGTACAAACAATTCACTTAGAATTTTAGGTATTGCTTTTACTGGTGAAAACACTACAAGTGTAACCGTTGATGATTTTTTGAAAAGAAGGGGAAACACTTCAGACCCAGAAATTAAAGGATCTGTAATAACTGAATCTCCCTTTAAGTTTACAGAGCAATACGAAAAAATTAGACAGAGCAGAATTCTTTATGGTAAAAATGATTTTACCCTAGATTCTATATATATACAAGATTTAGACACTGCAGAAAATTTGCTAGAGTGGATAATTGATAAAAATATTAGGCCACGTAAATCAATTGGTTTGGATATTTTTTCAATGCCAACCCTACAACTTGGAGACTTGGTTAATGTTTATTATAAAGATTCAGAAGGTATTGATCTAATAACTCCAGAATCTGTTAGGTATGTAGTATATAATATTAACTATCGTAGGTCTGTTAGCGGACCCGAAATGACCGTATACTTGAGTGAGGTGTAGCTATGGCACTTAGTAAAGACTCAAACTCAAGAATACAAAGAGCTGCTGCACCAACAAAAACTAAAGCTCAAATAGAAGCAGACGAAAGAGCCGCAGCAAAAGCTGCTCAAATAAAAAGTGATCAGATTTCAAGTGCGGCAGCTTTTAAGGCTTCTGGATTGGGTGCAGCTGGGTTTATTAGTCAGACAGATTACAAGGCTCGTGTCGCAGCATTACCACCAGTCGCACCCGCTACATCACGATTTGCTGCACCATCTGCCCCAGCAGCTTTACCAACTGCACCAGTGGCGCAAACCCCAGTAAGAAGCAAACCAGCACCAACCCCACCAACACTAAATCTTCCAGACCCACCACAATACACAGGAATTAAGAGTGCACCAATTGACACCATAGAATTTATTGATGAAACGTTTAGCGATAACCTCATTATTGATCTATTGTTTGAAGATGTTGGTGGTCAAGAGCTTTTAACTATTGCAAGAAATGATACGGTTAATGGTCAAAGTGTTGTCTATCAGCCCTTTAAAAATCTGGGAATCTTGCAAGAAACCTATAATGCAACTACCCTACTAAGGTTGCAAGAAACATCAGACAAGTTTTTTTCAAACTTTTTAATTAACCTAAGAAGTAAAATTCCAAATGTTGGTCGTGGACCAAATGGAGCAACATTTTATCTTGAATCCGAAGGGCAAACTGGAAACGCTATTATAGAGTTTATTAATATAAGATCTGACGAACAAATAGAAATTCAAATTGCCAGTGCTGGTATAATAGAAGAGATAGGAATTTAAACATGATAACTAATACTGGAAAAAGCATTATTGCAAAGTATCTCATTGGAGACACTCCAGCATATGCCTCATATGTCGCAGTTGGATGTGGACCTGCTCCAAGACCAAACATTACCACAAAATCTGGAGTATCAACTGCAACATTGTCTGGAGAGATTTTGTCTACAACTTTGGCAACACAAGTTACTGGTCTTTCGTCTACTGTTGGATTAGTGGTAGGAATGAGAGTTACAAAAACTGCGGGAACAGGAGTTTTTGGTGGCATAACAACAATAACAAGCATTGATGGTCCAACAATAATTACAGTAACATCAACAACTACAAACACAGTTGGGGCTATTACCTTCAATACTGGAATAGTTGCACAAGTTTTATCTGCAGCATCTACAGAAGGATTGTGGGTAGGTGCAAAAGTAACTATCACTGCTGGAACTGGAGTATTCAGTACAACTACTGATACAATTATTACAGCGATTAGTTCTAGCACAAACTTTATAGTTACTCCAGGACCAACAACAAATCTTTCTGGAGCAACTTTATACTTACAAATTGATCCAAACAAAAATGTTTTAGATTTTGAAATGCTTCGTGTTCCAATTTCTTCACGTGGATATGTAAATGACGATGGTGTTAATAAAATTATTTTAACTGCACAGCTACCAACTGAAGAGAGATACGAAATTTCAGAAATTGGAATTTATTCTGCAGGATCTAACTCAGCAGCAGGAAGATACGACAGTAAAACAATATCTGCTTTTTCTGGCGAAGAGCCTTGGCAACTAGTTTCTAGTAATAGCGTAAGCAATGCATCTTCAATAAATTCAAACTTTGTTGAAGCTCAAAACTCTATCATCAATGGCTCTAACGTCATTAGCGTTGATCTTGAAGGCACATCAGGTACAGAAACACTAAAGCCTCTGGCAATTAAAACCACAGCTAGCAATGCTATTTTTTCTAATACAACAAGAATAGAAAGATACGAAAGACCAAGATATCTTTCAAATGTTTTATTGCTAAAAGGAAATAGTTCTTACATATACTCTAACGATGAAGACTTTTTAACATATAACGGAACTCCAAACTTTTTACAGATTACTGGACTGCCCACAGATCTAAGTAAAAACTCATCATCAGATCTAATCAAGCTAGCCTTTTCTATAGTCTCTGTAACTGGAGAGTCTAATGCAATTCCAGTTTCTGCAAATATCATTGTTGAATTTAGCAATACTGATAGAAGCCAATATGCATGGATGCAAATTGAATCAGAAAAAATAAAAGACTACTCTGCTGACAATAGATACATTGTTGCAACAAAAAGACTAGATGAACTATTCTATAATACTGGACAATTTTCCTGGAAAAATGTTTCAATTGTTAGAATTTATGCAACGACCACTGATACAATTTTAATAACCAACAAAGCATTAACAACTAATGTTGCAACCCTAACAACAAGCGAAAATCATTCTTTTACAACAGGCGATTATGTAAAAATTAGCGGCATTGATTCAATTTTTAATGGTATCCATTTAATTACTGGAACACCAACAGCAACTACATTTACTTATGCTAAAACTAATGGAAACGTTACTTCAGCAGCGTTAGATCCAGACGGAGAAGCACAATACGCAAGTGGTGAATTTTACATTTCGCTAGACGCTTTAAGGCTTGATAACGTAAACACTGTAAATCCTTTGTATGGACTAACTGGATATTCTATTGTTCAAAATTCTTCTGCAACTACAATCGTAAAGTCTGAAAACACTAGCAACTATATTGAATATAGATTTATATTGGATGTGACGTAGTGGCTGATTCTGGAATTAAAAAAGTTATTATTAGAAAAGAAGACTTTCCCCCTTTAGCAAAGTTAGCAGAAGATGTTTATGGACACCTTCTAAGATACCGTATTGTGTCAGAAGACAGAAATAAGTTTTCTCACTGGTCAGAAATAACACCATTAACAGTTTTTTCTTTACAGTCTTTGCCACCACAAGTTTCAGGAGAATTAACAGTTTCTGGTTCATCAGTTACAATTGTTTGGGATGATGAAGTTAATCGTCCAAGGTATGATATTTTTATTAGTTTTGATGGCGATCCCTTTTTTTATCACGGAACATCGCCAATTCATACTTATTCAATAATAGCTCCAGCTGGAACGACTTCAGTAGAAGTTGTTATACAGATTGAAAGCATTGTTAAAGAAATATCACAAGTCTTGACAATATGTGAGCTAGACAATATAATAGAATCATAAGGAGAAAAACATGGCAAAAATACCACTACCTGAACGAGGGCAGCCAATTGACGTTAGTTATATCTACCAGATTACTAATGCTGTAAATCAACTATCTGACCAGCTTTCAACAACTGGATATAATTATACAAGCATTGACACAACATCAGCTGGAAAACAAGATATTAAAACTTCAGAGGTAAGAATGATTGGTGGATCTGTTAACATTCCAGCTGGACAAGCATTGGCTGGATCTACAAAAACTTTTGAGTACCCATTTAACGCAAATTTTAAATACACACCAATCGTAACTGCAACAATTGTAAATACTGGAGGTGTTAATACTGCAGGAGATGGAGCTACTGTTGTGCTAACAAGTGTTGATGCAAATGGATTAACTGGTTTAGTTAGGTTTGATACTGCTGGAAATGCATCCACAACAGTTAATCTAATTATAATCGGAATTCCAAATTAATGCAAGAAAAACAAAAACGTCTTTTAGTAGAAACCTATAATAGCGATCCAGCAATTTCTGGCAATAAAAAAGTTTGGTTCTTAAATGGAGATCTTGTAAGACCACATCACACAAGTCGCTCTACTGGAATGGTTACATTTTATAATATAACTAAAGATAGAATGGAAACTTGTTTTACCTCAGATTTTAAACGTAATAGAGAACGTGCATATACAGTAGGAGAAACTGCTAAGTTAGTTAATCGTCATAAAAAGTATATGCCAAGCCTGATGAAAAGGGGAGTAATCCCAGAACCTATGGGTTCATCTAAGGATGGAAAAACTGGGTGGCAGATAAGAAGCTACTACTCAGAATCACAAGTCAAAGAAATTCGCAGTATCCTAGCGTCAATACACATTGGTCAACCAAGAAAAGATGGTCTTATTACTAATAATATGACCCCCACCAATCAAGAGTTGACAAGGCGCATGGGAGATGGTATACTGACTTATACAAGAACAGAAGATGGTAGATACATTCCTGTTTGGAGCGAATCAATATAATGCCTGGAGGGGTAGATAAATGAACAACGAAGACACTAAGGTAAACGTTACACTAGGATATACACTTAACCTAGGTAATTTTCAGTCGCTAAGAGTTGACATTGGCGTTGTTGACTCACGTCGTGATAGTGAGACTGTCAATGAAGCTTTTGAGCGTGTCTACAGTTTTGTAGAAGCAAAGCTTGCAGACAAAATTAACGAAGCTAAAACTGAGATAGACGAATAGTGGCAGCTCGCAAAGACCGTATGGCTTTGCTAGGCACCTACTCTAGTCAACACTTAAAGAAGTATGGTGCTAAGCCATTACTAAATTTAAATTCAGAGCAATGGGCAGCTGATGCTGTCATTGAATCCTTTGGTCTTGACTTATCCTTAAGACTAGTGTACTATTATTTTGAGGTAGCACAATCCCCAAGCTGGACATTTTATGCCTACAATGCAGAAAAACTTTTGCAGGCAATGGGTGATAAAGCTAAAGATGAAAGAGAACGAGCAGAGCGTAGAGAGATGGCAAAAAGGTGGCTAAGTGAGTAGCACAGAATCAAAAGTGATATCAGCACTGCTTGAAGATAAGCAGATGCATGTCTTGCTACAAGCTGATGTAGAAAAACTACTTAGAACCCACGGAGACATCTGGGAATTTATTCGTAAATATTTTGAAATCAATCAAGCAGTTCCTCCAAAAGAATTAGTTGTTGAAAAGTTCCGTGATTTTTCTGTAGACGAGGGCATAGGCTCAACAAAGCATCATCTAGAACAGCTTCAGGGTGAGTATCTAACAGATAGCCTTAAAGATATTCTTCGTGTTGCTGCAGGAGAAGTTCAGTCTGGAGAAGGAAACAAGGCTCTTGAACAGCTAATTACAAAAACTTCAGAGTTAAAGAAAAACACATCTGCCATTCGTGACATTGACGTTACAGATCTTGAGTCAACAATTGCATACTTTGAAAATGTAAAAGCACAGCAAGCTTTGGGAATAACTGGTATTAAGACTAACCTGCCAGGGTTTGACAATTATCTACCAGCTGGCATTATGCCAGGACAGCTTGGTGTATTCTTAGCTTATCCAGGTATTGGTAAGTCTTGGATGGCTCTATATTTTGCGGTACAAGCATGGAAGCAAGGAAAGTCACCACTAATCATATCTCTAGAAATGTCAGAGACAGAAGTTCGTAATCGTGTTTTAACAATTATGGGTGAGGGTATTTGGTCACATCGTAAGATTAGCAATGGTGAGATTGAGCTAGACATGCTAAAGAAGTGGTATGCCAAAGAGATGACTGGTAAGCCAGAGTTTCACATCATCTCTAATGATTCAGGTGGAGAAATTAATCCATCAGTTGTTCGTGGAAAGATTGACCAGTATAGGCCTGACTTTATTATTGTGGACTACCTACAGCTAATGAGTCCAAACCAAAGGTCTGAGAATGAAGTTGTTCGTATGAAGAACCTATCTCGTGAACTAAAGCTATTGGCTATTGGTGAAGAGGTTCCAATCATTGCTATCTCATCAGCTACCCCAGACGACGTGAATGACCTAAGTGGTGTTCCAACTCTGGGACAAACTGCATGGTCACGTCAGATTGCTTACGATGCTGACTGGGTTTTAGCACTTGGTCGTGCTACAAATAGTGATATCATAGAGTGTGCCTTTCGTAAAAACAGAAATGGTTTTATGGGAGACTTCTTTGTTCAAGCAGACTTTGACAAAGGATACTACAGGTACAAAGACATGGAAGACAACTAGAGGACAACACCCAGATGAAAAGAAAAGAAGTTTACACAGCAGAACAGATTAAGCGTGTCTTAACTGGCGCAGGCGTAGACATCATGTCTGAGGTTGATTCTGACTATATTATATTTTGTCCTTACCACAACAATTCACGAACTCCAGCAGGAGAGGTTGACAAGTCTTCAGGATTGTTTTACTGCTTTGCTTGCCAACACGTAACAGATCTTACTCAGTTAGTTATGACAATGAGTGGAAGAACATACTTTGAGTCAGCAAGATACATTAAGAGCAAGGAAACTCTTTCAGACCTTGCTTATGATATTGAAAAACAATTACACGAAAAACCTGTATACAGCCAGTATGATCAAATTTTAATTAAGCGTTTAAGTTCTCAAGCTCTAGAGTCTCCACGTGCAATGAGATATTATGAAGGTAGACTGATAACAGAAGATTCTGTTAAAAAGTTTTCTTTAGGATTTTCTGAAAAGCAAGACATGGTCACAGTTCCAGTTCACTCTCCAGATGGTATGGAGGTTGGGTTTGTTGGTAGATCTATTGAAGGCAAAGACTTTAAGAATACTCCAGGACTACCAAAGAGCAAAGTTCTTTTTAATCTACACAGAGTTAAGACATCAAGTAAGATCTATATTGTAGAGTCTTCTTTTGATGTTATTCGTTTAGACCAATGTGGATTTCCAGCGGTAGCTACATTAGGAGCCAACGTATCCAATGTACAAATAGACCTACTACAAAAATACTTCAATAACATTATAGTTATTGCAGACAATGATGAAGCAGGCGGTAACATGAAATCTAAGATTGTAGAACGTCTTGGTGCTCGTGTTAGCGTAATACAACTAGATAAACAATATAAAGATATTGGTGATATGACAAACGAAGACATTAAAAATCTTGATGAATCATTTGACAAAGCCATATCAAACATGCTAAACTAAAAATAAGAAAACACATAAGGAGAAATAAAAAATGAGCATTGTAAAAGGACTAGCAAACATTAATGCGTTGCTAGATAGCAAACCAACTCGTGACCCATCTTCAGGACCAAAGGTTCGTTGGGTAAAGCTAGCTGACGGACAATCTGCAAAGATTCGTTTCATAGAAGAGCTAGACGGGGATTCATCTGGATACGACGCTAGTCGTGGTCTAGCTGTTGTAGTTAAAGAACACACAAACCCAAAGGACTACAAGCGTAAGGCTTTGGACACCATGGATAGTGAAGGTCGTGACTGGGCTGAGGAAATGCACCGTAAGGACCCAAAGGCTGGCTGGAGAGCTCGTCTTCGTTTTTACTGTAACGTAATCATTGATGATGGTCTAGAGCCACCATATGTTGCTGTATGGTCTCAGGGTATCTCTAAGCAGTCAGCATTTGACACTATTCGTGAATATGCTCTAGAAACTGGATCAATTTCAAACCTACAGTGGAAGCTAAAGCGTAACGGTCAGGGTATTGAAACAAACTATACCCTAATTCCAACAACACCAGACACAGAGCCTTTTGACTGGACTGGCATTGAGCCATTCAATCTAGATAAGGTTGTTCGTAACGTTCCCTACGCAGAGCAGGAGAACTTCTACCTAGGCTTTGATGGTCCAGGTGCTGCAACAACCAGCAACGCAGACTGGTAAAATGCTTTTGTGGGGGTAGTTAAGTCTGCCCCCACTTTAGGCATACTCGTATAAAACAATAACATTATGTTACAAGAAAGAATTAAATGAATTACGCAGGACTACACGTTCACACACACTACAGTTTGTTTGATGGTATTGCAACACCACAGGAGTACGTAGATCGTGCAGTTGAGCTGGGTATGCCAGCTATTGCTATCACTGACCATGGCTCTTTATCTGGCCACCGTGAAATGTATCGTGCTGCAAAAGAAGCTGGCATCAAACCAATCCTTGGAATTGAAGGGTATATAACTAAAGACCGTCATGACCATACAGATAAGAAAGCAAAGAACGACCCCCTAGACCTTAACTACAACCACTTAATTATTATTGCTAAAAATAAGAAAGGTTTAGAAAACCTTAATAAGCTAAATGAAATTGCTTGGACAGAAGGGTTTTACAAAAAGCCACGTATTGATTGGGAAATTCTAGAACAATATAAAGAGGGTTTGGTTATTACCTCTGGATGTTTGTCTGGTGTTTTAGCCAAGGCTATTGAGGCAGATGAACTTGCCTATGCAAAACAACACATTAAGTGGTGTAAAGATACTTTTGGTGAAGATTATTACCTAGAGGTAATGCCACATAATCCACCAGAGATTAACAAAACCATTCTTGACCTAGCAGATGAATTTGGAATAACACCAGTAGTCACTCCTGACTGCCACCACTCTGACCCATCACAGTCAGAGATTCAAGAACTAAAACTTATCTTAAACTCATACTCTAACAAAACCGAAAAGGATGTTACTTACGAAAAGTCTTGTAAGCATGACAACCTAATGGATCGCTTAGACTACTTGTATGGTGCTGACCGTCAGATGTCATTTAAAAACTTTGAGATTCACTTGCTTTCCTACGAAGAAATGAAAGCAGCCATGGAAAAACAAGGTATTGATCGTGAAGATATGTATCAAGCAACTCTTGACATTGTAGAAAAAATAGAAGATTACGAAATTCAAGATTACCAAGACCTTCTTCCAGTACAGTATATGAATCCTAACGCAGAGCTAAGAACTCTTGCACTAGAAGGACTAACTGCTATGGGCCTAGAAAAAGATGAGGTGTATCTAAACCGCATTGAAGAAGAGATGAAAGTTATTGAAGACAAAAACTTTGGTCCTTACTTCCTAGTTGTTCGCTCTATGATTGCTTGGGCTAAGAAAGAAGATATTATGGTAGGACCAGGTCGTGGTTCTGCTGCAGGTTCACTTCTTTGTTATGCGCTAGGAATTACTGATATTGATCCTATTAAGCATGGATTGCTATTCTTCCGTTTTATTAATCCAGAACGTAATGACTTTCCAGATATTGATACAGACATTCAGGACAATCGTCGTGATGAAGTAAAAGATTATTTGGTCAGACAATACAAACACGTGGCATCTATTGCAACTTTTCTAACCTTTAAAGATAAGGGTGTTGTTCGTGACATTGCTCGTGTGCTAAACATTCCACTTATTGATGTTAACAAGGTTATGAAAGTTGTTGACACTTGGGATGACTACTG